ATATGATCGGTCGTGTCAAGGCAAATGAATCCATGAGTAAAATTGTCAGAGCAGAGATTGTTGAAACTTTAAAAGAAGCAACACCTCAGTGTAAGTGGGACGCAAACGACTGAAGGAACGGGGCATAAAAATCCCATTTCTTTAGGAGTAATCCAATGCAAATTCTAAATCTTTATAACAATCAGAACACCTATCGTGGAATCTCTCATGATCCTCACGCTAAAAAGGAAACTGAAGTAAGAACCTTTGTTGAGACCTATCGTGGTATTAAGCACGAAGAGACCAAAGAGGTTGTAAAATGAAGAACACTGTTAAAGCAAATTGGCTCTCTGTCATTAAGGCAAAGCAAGTCAAAGAGCAAAAACTAAAAACGGCACAACTTTGTATGGCAGGACATTGTGTAGTAAAGGGGTGAAATCTTGGATAACTATGTCTATCATCATGATGACATGGATAAAGATTCCCGACCTCCTAGTTGTTATCAACTAAAATATAGAGGATGTATCTATTGGTCTTGCTACCGTATCCACTTACATGAATATTTTGAACAGTTATTATCTGTTCAACCAATATACAACAGGAGGGGTTGAATCCCCTCTTTTTTTATGTTATACTGCATTGAAACGCAAGAGCATTATGGAGAGAGAAAAATTAAAACTCATTGTTCGTAATCTCGAACTACTTGTCGATTCCCTAAAGGCAGAAGTATATTCTGATGTTGGTGCTTATAAAATAAGTGACATCAAAACACGAGAATTGGATTATGATGAAGTCTTTGAGGATTCTGATTTAAATGACTGATACAAGTAGAGCAAAGAAACTTGTTAAGTTACTTGAAAGACTTATTAAACAAGATCATCTTTATAATGATGATAAGATACAGGAAATGAAAGCACAATTACGTGCGGTAAAAGAGCAAATCAAAGAATTAGAAGCACAAACATCGAAAGGATTTGGTAAAAAATGAAACCTATTAAAGCAAAAGATCTTCTTGAATTCGATAAGAGACTTGAAGTTGCTAGACTTCAATGTTATCCAATTCCAGAACAAGTTATTTGGCAGGCAGGAAAAGGAGATTATTCTGAGGTTCCAATTCACGAAGTTAAGGTCCCCAGTCCTCAGGAATGTGGTGAGTGGATTGTAGAGCAACTACTCGCAAATGAAAGAGGTCACTGGGGCCCATTAGAGCATCCCGGAATTACTTTTTCAGTATCTGGTTTTGTTCATAATGTAATCGTTCAGGCAAGAACTCATCGAATTGGCACTTCTTGGGATGTTCAGTCGCAACGATATACTGGAAAGAGAGTTGTAAAGGTTGCTAAGCGTGAACTTGATGTCGAAGATGTCTTCTATGTGCGTCCTGAGGGATTCTACACCAATCGTAAGGGTAAGAAGTATGAATGGACCGAAGAGCACCGACAACGCAAGTTAGAGTGCATTTTGAGCGAGTGTGAGGAGTATGCTGAGTATTATGAGCAAGGTATGTGTGAAGAGCATATTCGTGATTATCTTCCTCAGGCAATTCGACAAAACTTTGTAGTTTCATTTAACCTTCGTTCTGTTCTTCACTTTATGGACCTTCGTTCTAAACTTGATGCTCAAATTGAGATTCAAGCACTTTGTGACGCAATTGCTCCAGAACTTCAAAAGTGGTCTCCAAATGTTTGGAAGTATTATGAGGAGAAAAGGTTGAAAAAAGCAAAACTTTCTCCCTGACTTAAATCTAAATAAAATATCTTGATTTTATAACAATGCCAACGTACCCCGTAGTGAATACAAAAACTGGTGAGCAGAAAGAAGTGGAAATGAGTATCCACGACTGGGACCAGTGGAAAAATGATAACCCAGACTGGACTCGTGACTGGTCTGATCCATCTACATGCCCTTCTCCTGGAGAAGTTGGTGAATGGAAGGATAAACTGATCAATAGGAACCCTGGATGGAACGATGTATTGCATCGTGCGTCAAAAATGCCTGGATCTAAAGTAAAAAAAATCTAATCACTTATGGCAAGAAGAAAAAGATCGTCTGCAGAGCAACCAATTGGGGTTGGACTCACTACAAAGCAGATGAAGAGAAAAAAACCTTTAAGTTCAGAATATCTTATTGACATTGATCCATTGACAGAGAATCAAAAAAGATTATTTGATTCTTATGATAATGATAAACACATCATTGCTTATGGGTGTGCTGGTACTGGAAAGACCTTTATTACCCTCTACAATGCTCTTCGTGACGTATTGGATGAAAGATCACCTTATGAGAGAATTTACCTTGTCAGATCTCTTGTAGCAACCAGAGAGATTGGATTTCTTCCTGGTTCCCATGAAGATAAAGCAGATATTTACCAGATTCCTTATAAGAATATGGTAAAGTATATGTTCCAAATGCCTAGTGATGCGGATTTTGAGATGCTTTATGGCAACCTAAAGGCACAAGAAACAATCAAGTTTTGGAGCACATCTTTTCTGCGTGGAACAACACTTGATAATGCTATTATTATTGTTGATGAGTTTCAGAACTTAAATTTCCATGAATTGGATTCTATTATTACTCGTGTTGGAGAAAATACAAGAATTTGTTTTTGTGGAGATGCTCGTCAGTCAGATTTGACCAAATCAAATGAAAGAAATGGCATCATTGATTTTATGAATGTATTGCGTAAAATGCCTTCGTTTGATATAATTGAATTTGGAATTGATGATATTGTTCGTTCTGGTCTTGTCAAAGAATACATTACAGCAAAAATTGAAGCAGGTTTTTAATGTTTACTCATGTTGATGTTGAACTTCCTCGTCTTGAAAGAGAAACGATAGATGGGGTAAGATTTTATAAAGTTCCTAATGATGAAGAACTTCTCCGACTGGTCTCCATCACTTCGGTGACCAGTCATTTTAATAAGGAAATTTTTGTCAAATGGAGAAAAAAAGTTGGAGATGAAGAGGCAGATCGTATCACAAAAGCTGCAACAAGTCGTGGTACGGACATGCACACTTTGGTAGAACATCACCTTAAAAACGAGGATCTACCAAAAGTTCAACCGATTTCTGATTTTCTCTTTAAAATATCAAAACCAGATTTAAATCGCATAAATAACATTTACGCCCTTGAAGGTTCCCTATATAGTAAACAGTTGGGTATTGCTGGAACCGTTGATTGTATTGCAGAATATGATGGGGAATTAGCAATAATTGACTTTAAAACATCTAAGAAACCAAAACCACGAGAGTGGATCGAGCACTATTTCGTTCAATGTATGGCATACGGTTGTATGCTTTACGAACTGACTGGTATTTCAGTCAAAAAACTTGTAATTATCATGGCTTGTGAAAATGGAGAATGCGTCGTCTATGAAGAACGAGACAAATCAAAATACATCAAACTTCTCACAGAATACATTGGAAAGTTTGTTAGAGATAAACTGGAACTCTATGGAACCGAATAAAGAACTAGAACAGGCAATTGAAAGTAAATTTTTAACACCATCAAAATTTGCATTGGAAATTGAAAAAATTGTAATTGAGGAAAAACTCAATTACATTGATGCTATTTGTCATTATTGCGATATTAACGAACTTGAGGTAGAATCAGTAACGAAACTTGTGTCTAAACCACTAAAAGAAAAACTTAAGTGGGATGCTACAAGACTTAATTTTATGAAACGTACCTCTAGAGCAAAACTACCACTATGATTACTCGTGATGAATTAATGCACCATCGTCTTCAGGCATGGTTGCGTGAGAATAAATGTGATGATATTGAGTATCTTGGATTTTATCCAGATACTCTTGGTGTAGATAAGCACTGGTATCGTATTGCTGAGCACGAAGTTACAGTTGATTGTATTGAAGATCTTGAGTTAGTCGATGCTGAAAGTGACACCGTTTGAGACCTACCAACATTATTTGTCGTTAAAAAACCATTTTACAAATCCAAAATATGACTTCTTTAAGTATGGTGCGAAGACCCGTGCCAGTCTAACCTCTTTTAGTAAGAGGAAAGATAAATATTGGTTCGAGAAGACATCGCGTAAATATAACGACAAAGAAGTTGTCGAGTTCCTTGTATCAAACTTTGTAGCAACAGATACCCCAAGTAATTTATGGATTGGAGAAATTATCAATTCTGGAGAAAGGACTTGCGCCGAATGGATAAAACGGCAACAGAGTTTGACGTACTTGTTCAAAGAACAAAGCAACGAATTGTTCTCGGAGAACAAATTAGACGATGTTTTCAACTGTTCGAAAGGTCATCCACCCGTTCTAAAAATGTTCCTGGGCGGGAAATTATCTCTAGAAACATTCACAATCTACGAAAAAATATTTGGTTTCTCAAAAGATTTTGATAAAAAACTTTTAGATCCTGTGTGGGAAACCGTCAGTTTAAAACTAAAAAAATATTCTCCATTCCTAAATATTGATGTGTTCAACTACCGAAAAATTTTACGGTCTATAATTAATGGGTGAGTTTTTTCAATCAGAAATCATTCAGGAAGAACTGAGTGAAATCAATCGTATTCAAGAAAAAATTTGCGGAAGCATTATTTCTTTTGGTGTGATGTCCCGCAAAGAAAAACTTGAACATATTGAAATGCTCACAGACTTGCTAGAAAAGCAGCAAGTGATGTATACTAGGTTGTCCCTTTCAGATGATCCCCAGGCGGTTCACATGAAAGAGAGCATCCGCAAATCAGTTGCAATGATGGGTTTTCCTTCAGGCACTGATATGCAAACATTATTCAGTAGTATGAAGGCAACAATCAAATCTCTCAAAGAATACGTTGACGGTTGAGAGAATCCCTGTTATACTATCAGAGTAATCCCCCGAATCCAAATTATCCGAGGTAATCCAAATGTCTTTTGCTGACCTTAAGAAGCAATCTAAACTTGGTTCTTTGACCGCAAAACTGGTCAAGGAAGTCGAAAAAATGAATAATACCACTAGTTCTGGTGATGATCGTCTCTGGAAACTAGAATGTGATAAAGGTGGTAATGGTTATGCCGTTATCCGTTTCCTGCCAGCACCTAATGGTGAAGATCTTCCTTTTGTGAAACTCTACAGTCACGCATTCCAAGGTCCTGGTGGTTGGTACATCGAAAATTCTCTGACTACTCTTGGTCAGAAAGATCCTGTGTCTGAGTACAACACGATGCTGTGGAACAATGGTACTGATGCAGGCAAAGAACAAGCACGTAAGCAAAAACGTAAACTGACTTATGTTGCTAACATCTATGTTGTCAAAGATCCTGCAAATCCCCAAAACGAAGGTAAAGTTTTCCTGTATAAGTTCGGTAAGAAGATCTTTGATAAACTGACTGCAGCAATGCAACCTGAGTTTGAAGATGAAGAAGCAATTGATCCGTTTGACTTCTGGCAAGGTGCTAACTTCAAACTGAAAGCAAAGAACGTTGCTGGTTATCGTAACTATGATTCTTCTGAGTTTGCACGTTCTGAACCTCTTCTGGATGATGATGATGCAATGGAAGCAATTTGGAAGAAGGAATATTCTCTCGAAGAGTTTGTTGGTGCCGACCAGTTCAAGTCTTATGATGACCTGAAGAAACGTCTTGATTATGTTCTGGGCATTCGTGGAGTTCCCAAAATGCAAGACCAAGAAACTGTCGAGATGGAAGAGTCCTGGGAACGTGAACGTCGTGGTGAAACCGCATCTGATGTTCCATCTTCAATCAAAGAAGAACTGAATAATCTTTCTTCTAGTTCTTCTGGTTTTGATGAAGAAGAGGATGAAAATCTCTCATACTTTGCGGCACTTGCAGCAGACTGATTAAATTATGAGGAGGGAAACCTCCTCTTTTTTATGAATTTACGATCCTAGTATTTTCTGTACGAATCAAATTATCACTAATGTATTGAGAAGATTGGTCATAAATCATAATATTTCTCATATCATTTAAAAATTGTTGTAAATATCCTCGTCTTAGTAAATAAATCGAGGATTTTTCTCTATTTTTTCTAACTTCATATTCATAGTTTTCTACACTAACGACTGGATTAATATTAACAGCAGGATTGGTTGGATTTGGAATAGTAAAGTTGGAATCTACAACTTTACCTGCAGGTAAGATTAATCTTCCCTGAGCATCCTTTACTTCTACAGTTTCATAATGGTGCGGTGCAGTTAAGTTTTCTATTCCATATTTTTTCTCTGCAAGTCGGTAGAGATCACGATTCGACAGAGGCCATTCATCTCTGACACTAACGATTCCAGCAGTCATTAAAACAACCCAGTCGAGTTCAGAACTGCCATAAAATTCTTCGGCAACTGTATCTGGTCTTGCACCTTCTACGATTTCATACTTGTCAAAAATAGTGAATACGTTTTGTAAGTCATCACGTAATTTATTTCTTCTGAATAAATTCTTGACTGTCAAATAATTTTGTGTAGAATTACTGTCTGATAAAAAAGACTGATAATCTACATTTGGTAGTTCTCTAAAGTATCCCATATCAGTATCCTACTCCTCCTGCTTCTTGTTGATCTAGATCATATACTGGTTCAATTTCTTTGAAAGTCAGATCCATAATCATTGAAACTGGTGTTCCATCTTCATAAGTCGAATAAACACCTTCACCAGTGTAATTTACATTAATACTTTCTAAAAAACATTGTTTGAATCTATGTAAGTATTGATGTTCAGCACCACCTTGACGATATCTCAATTCAAATACATTTGGAGTTCTAAGAAAAGATTCTAATCCTTCCAAATCTTTTTGATTACTTCCTAGTTTAGGGGCCATATTTCTCTTAAAAGATCTTATAATTTGTTTGATTTGTTCACCTTCTGTTGCACTTCTAGGAGTCATTTTATATTGAAATCT